GTGGATAGACCCTCCATATTGAGAACGGTTCCCATTAAGAGACGACACGCCGGGCTGTGTTGACGTGTGGCGTGTTGTGTGGTACGTGGTTCGGTGCGTGGAAATTTCGGCTTGTTTGGGGTGTGCGGTATTATTGAGTTGTCGGTTTCGAGCGAAAGGAAAAAAGTAAAATGTTTGGATACAGTTTTCTGAATTATAACTGTCTGCTTCACCGGCTTGCGAAGGGTGCTATCCCGTGTGAGTTTGTGCTCTGTTTCCTTAGTGCCGGCGAGTTCTACACGTGTCCTCTTGATTCGGTGGTGTTGCCGGAACATGGTGGGCCGTTGGTGTTCCTTGGTTATAGTCGTAGGAGTACGTTGTGAGCAAGATTAATTACACCGGTTTCATTGCCGGGTCATTGTGTAAGAGTGTTCGGCGTAATAGCGCACCTAGCTCACATCTATAACTATATGCTGCTGTCCAATATCAACCCCATGCACAGCGTTGAGCAGCATTTGGACACGCTCGCAGAAGCGGAACGTGTATACAATCTTTAAAAAATAAACACGCTTCGTGAGTGATTCGAAAAAAACCGGTTGGCGTACCGCCAACCGGTTTTTATGTGTGCTATTTTATTACCATGCTGTAGTGAAGTGTCCGCCCATTAGGCCGTTGGGTGTGCCGTGTGCGCCTGTGGTGGTGTATGGTTGTATGCCGAATGTTCCGTCTTTGTTGATTTTGAATAGTGTTGCTTCGTTTGCGCCGTTGGACGATTGTAGCGACCATTTGAATACTGAGTTGGTGGTATCGGTGTCCGCCCATGCCCATTGTGGTACGCCGTGTATTTCAGTCCATTCCGCCGCGGTGTTTCCGCCGAGCATTTGGAACGCATAGCTTATGGTTCCGCCGCTTGCGTTGATTGAGAGCATTCCTGCGGCGGGGTTGCCCGGTTTGCGCCATACCCACGTTTCGTGTCGGCCTGTGTATGTGCCTGTTAGGTATCGCATGATGTAGTTACATATTATTGCGGTGCCGCTTGCGTTCGGGTGAATGTTGTCGCTGTTGAAATTTGCGGCGATGCCCATGTTCCATGTCCATGCCCACGGGATACTTTCGATGCCTGTTTCTATGGCGGCTTGTTCTATTTCGCATGCGTTATAGCGCCAGTAGTCTGATACGGTGTTTTTATCCCACAACAGTGGTATTGCGATTATTCTTGCGTTCGGATATTCGTTTTTGCATTGATTAAACAGTGATGTTGCGGCGGTTTTTATAGAACCGCTGTAACCATCGTTTGAATTTCGTGAACCGCCGATTATGACTAGCGACACTCGGGTATGCTCGTATGTCGTGTCATTATGCGCGGTTTCGAATTCGCTTTGATATGTCGTGTTGGGCGGAATGTATCCCGCGCCTGCAACCGCGTAGTTTTTGAGCGTCCAGCCTAGTTTATTTGCGGTTTGAAATGCCCATGATGTATTATTGGTTGCTGACGCGTAACTATCCCCGAATGTGACTAATATGTCATCGCCGCGCATGTTAAATAGTTCGTTAACGGTGATGTATTTGTTGATAGTCGTTATATTGCCCGCGTTGGTGTCTATCCTGTTTTTGGTAGCCGTTGCATCGCTGACGGTGTTCGCACCCAGCGCGGTTAGGTTCGCGCCTAATGCGTCTACGTTGGTAGTGAGTGTAGCGACGTTGCCGTTTATGCCGGTAATGTCTTGTTTGTTGTCTTGCGCTAGGTTTAGCGCGGTGTCTGCGGTGGTTTTGACTTCGGCTACTCTGCTGAGGGCGCTTGCTGCATCGTTTGCGATAGTCAACATGTTTTCATCGATGATGTGCATCGCTGAATTGTATTGGTCATTGAGGTTGGCGGGGTCGCCTGTCTCGTATAAATCAAGATTGAAATTGTCGGTTGTGGTGGTCATTTTTTCATACGCCTTCCGGGTTGTGTATTTGAATCTGCACATCAAGTTGGTGCAGTTTTTTATCAATGAGCTGCATGGCGCGATTGTAGTTGTCGCGCAAGTCCGCTACCGAACCGGTAGTGTATAACGGTAGTTTGTTGTATGGTGTGGTGTCGTCCATAATTTTCCTTTTTGTCTATTGTGTCTATTGTATGGGCGTGTATGGGTTGCCGGTTTTCGGGTCGGTGACGCGTGGCGTAGTGTCGTTGAAAATGGTGAGATTGCCAACGGCGGCGGTTTCGTCCGTGCGGTGCGTCGCCATGTCGTCCACGGTTTTGGTTGCAATTTGGTTGACACGTGCGCCGAACACGGCGAGTTCACGATACATGTCGCGCATTGCGATTTTAGAATCAACGTAGGTGCCTTTCGTCGGGTCATAGATTACCATTCTATCGCCGACGTGTTCCAAATTGTCAAGCAATGTTGACAACGATTGTTCCATTGCGCTTACACGGTTTTCGATGTCGGTTTCAAACGTCTGCACGTCCGCGCTCAGATTGTTGATTGCGTTGGTGAGTTCATCGAAATAGGACGTTATGTGACCGTATTCGCACGCAAGATATTTGATTATCTCCTCTGTACTTTTCGCATCCCAGTAAAAAGCTGGTAAGGCTGGGGTATAAGGCCAAACGTTGAACAAGGGGAGTGGGAACATGTTGCCTCCTAGTAGTTGTTTATGTTCACCGTCCATAATGGGCTGAAACATTCTTCCAAGTGCTCCAATAGTAACACGTCAATGTCCACGTAGTCGTTTTGGCGTATCGCCTTAATTTTGTCTATGTAGTTGCCGTTGACGATGGTCTCATATTGCGTGTCGGTCGCGTTGCTTGCGTAATCCTGCCCGGTTTGGAGCTGCGTCGCCGGAAAGTCGGAAAACACGGCGCGCATCTTGTGCCACGTATCGGCGTCCGATAGGAATATGCCGGGATTGCCGTCCGCAAGCTGATACAGCGGTTTCAGAACCGGCATGAACTCGCTGATAAGGCGCATGAGGTGCCTTCGCCATCGGCCCGGCGGCATCACGCCCAACTCCCTGTCGTAATAACGGTTTTCGATTTTTCGGCAACAGCGTGTGTATTGCGCGTCGTTGTATGCGTCGTCGCTCCAATCCCATTGCGGTTGCGTCCAGTCCACACCGCCCTCGGCGAGCAGTTCGCCCAGCGTAATCGTTGTTACGGCGTGAAAATCGTCGCGCGGGTCGCACGGTTCATATCCCGGTATTGTGTCATATGGTGGCATCGTCGTCCCCCTCCTGTGCTTGGATATTGGTCAGATAGTCGTAGTTCTTACTGATATTGTCCTGATTCCAAACAACTTCTACGGGCGAATCGAGATATTTTGCGAACCGGGTATTAAGCACGTCGCACGCGGCGCGACGCTCCTCGAGCTCGGACAGTGCGCGAAGGTCGGTCGGTTCGCCGTAGTCGTTTATCTCATCCGCGGTCTGACGTTCCATCTTCATGGGTAAATTCTTGATGCCTAGCGCTTGATAATAGGCGTTCCATGTGTTTTGGATGTCGTTTTGCAGTTCCATGCCGATGTATTCGACGCCGGTGTTTAACACTTGCGCCTTCATCGAATCCGTGAAACCGGGCGTCGCCATGATTGCCATTTCACCGCCCGAGATTTGCTTAATCACGTTGACGCCCGCCGTCTGCTGTCCCGCCGGAACCTCCAAAATAAACGGCGTCTTTTGGTGGTAACGATTCTGCCGGCGCGTCATGTACAAGTCTTCCATTTCGTGCGCAAAAAATTCAAGCGTCGGCACCAATGGCGTACGCGCTTTATTGGCGTAAATGAATACGCCGTTTGAGTTGTCCACGTCGAAACGCCAACCGTTAATACCGTATGAAGTCCATTTTTTCGGGCGATAATACACGTTGAAATTGGAGTTAACGACGGCCTGCGTGCTGAAGAACACGCCCGGCTTGCTGCGCGGATATGCGATAGTGGCATAACCGTAATACAACAGATTATACTCTAGAAACCATGCGTTGCACGTCTTCGGTAGATTCAACCATTTGAAACGTGATAGGGCGATATTGAGCATTTGCGAATACGCCATGAAATACGCCTGCGAGTTGATTTGCTGCGACTGTTGCCATACCGGTAGACCTTTTTCGCCCAGCTCCGCACGTGTCGGGGGTTGCTTGTGCGTTCGTTTGCGTCCCATGATTTTTCCTTTTTTCTTAGTTGAGATTGGCGGCGAGATAATCGCCGCCTATTTCGTCGGGGTCATTCCAAATTGTAACACCGTCGGTCAGTCGTTCCCGCATCGTATCGAGCGCGTCGTTTCCGGCGAGATTATTGGTCAACCACGCGTCGGCGGCCTGCCAATACGTGAAATGATTGCAAGGCGTCAACGACGGCCTGTTATAGAGTTTGTTGCTTGCGATGCCGTAGCGCAGCATGTAATCACCCGCCGCCGCTATCGCTCCGTTGTCTTCGGTGACGATTTTAACGGTCAGAGTGTCAAGCCCCGTAGCCTGCGCGAAATTGTCGCCGCCATACGCGCCCACCGGCTGCGCGGCGTGGTTGAGCAAGTCGCGCCACGCGGCACTGACGTTCGAACGCGCGTTAATCATGGTGCGTTTGGCATTATCCACACTCTGATTGCGTGACGCCGCAGCGTTCGCGTTCGACGTGGCCGCGTTATTGGCCGTAATGCTAGTGTTCGTCGCGTTGCTCGCATTGGTGTTGTTGGTGTTAAGGTTAGTCGATTCGACGAGCTGCGTACCCGCCATTGCGATGCTGACACTGTTCGCATTAGTGTTGTATTTTTTCGCGGCCCATGCGGCTGCGTCGTTGTATGTCTGTTTGTAGGCTGCTTCCGCCGTCGTCTTGGACGCGCCCGTGGCGAAGCTCGCACCTGATAGGCCGATGCTTCCGGCCGCGCCGAGTCCCGCCGCAATCATCGGGGCCGCCGCGCCGCCCGTCGCCGCCGTCACCGCTATACCGGCTGCCGCCGTGCCTATAGTGCCTATCGCTGCGGTGACGGTGCCGATGGCGCTTGCTGTTATCTCGGTGTTAACTAGATTCGTTGTCAAGTCCAACGACGCAACATTCAGTTCATCGATTTTGTCATTTGCTGCGGTAAGCAACATATTTTGTTGCTGCATGTTTCTGGCGTAGATTGTATTTGATGCAGAGTTTGCGTTATCCGTAACGGTTGAATTAAGCGCGTTTGATAGTCCCGTGTTAGCAATGCTGTTTGCACTGCTGCGGTTAGTGTTGGCTAGTGATACGTTGGCCGAGCGTGCGCCGTTTTCGTAGGTTATGATGCTGTTTTCACGCGCTTGCGCCACCTCTCGGTTGTATGCTTCAGCGCGGTGCGCATCGATTGCGCGACGTTGCAACGCGTAGGCCGGTATGTCGTGCGATATAAGTGTTTTGAGCACGTCGGCGTTCGGCACGCCGGCGGTGATGCTATCGCCGTTGAGGGCGTTAATGCTAATGGACGTATCGCCGTCGGCTCCGACACCGTCCAGCCATGCTATTTGGCGCAATATCGGATAGCTGAGTGACGTGACCGACTGCACCGAGAGGCGTCCGCAGTCCGCTATTTCGACGCGTGTTTTATTGCCGATGTTATCGGATATTTCCAGGTGCGCATATGGCGCAAGGTATAGCCGTGTTATTCGAGCGTAATCGGTGGTGTATCCAAAGTCATTAATTGTTAAATCAATATCGGCTAGTTTCGTGCGTGCGCCGCTGACCGTATGCCATTCGACCCCGTTCACTCCGACGTGGCCGTCAAGTCGCATCATGTTCGCGGTGGCGACGAACACCGCTGTAATCTGTGACGTGATATGCGGATAATAGGCGAACAACGTGTCGAAATAGGCACCCGTTATCTTGGACGATTCGAGCGCGTACACGGTCACGTTGCTTGCGGTGAGATTATCGATTGAATTATAGGCGGTGCCCGCGCCGGCGACGTTCGCCGTGGAAACGTTTCCGGCACCCCACGTGAAACCGCCGACCGTATCATCATTGCCGGTGTATGACGGGTTGCTATCCGTGACGTTCGTACCGCGCGCGCCGCTCATGGCTTGCAATTGTGAGGGCGAAAACGTCGCGGCCAAACAGATGTATCTTGTGCCGTTTTGCAGATTAAACGGCGTGCTGTGCCTGACATTACTCGCCGCATTGCCGTAATCAACGTCGGGCAACGTAAAATCACGGCAATTCGCACGCGGGTTCGCCAACAACTGCGCCGGCGTCATCTCGGTGAGCGGCGCGTGCCCGCGTGACAGCAGCAACCCGTTTATCGTTGTCGTGTTAATGTAGTCCGTCCATACGTCGCGTTGCAGTACGAGCGTGGTGGTGTTCGGTGCATCCGCCGTGACATGCGTGACGAAATAATGATAACGTGTCTGACCGTCCGTCTGTTGCAACGGCGATTGCATGATGTCCGTAGTAAAGTCAACCACAAGATAGTTATAGCGCTGAGCGGTCATGTACGGCACTGGTATCTTCACGCCGTCGCTGTCCGCGCGTGCGATATACATACTCGTGTCAAGCGTCACGGCTTCGCCGTCCAGCGCATCGAACCACGCGTCACGCGCAGCGTCGTCCACGAATTTCACCGCGTCGCGCCCGTCGTCGCGCCACTTCACACGGCAAAGTTTTATCTTGGTGTTCGGTGTCCACATGTGATAGTCGTAGGTGTTGACGTACTGCTCATACACGTGCGCACCGTCGCCGGGGAACGGTGTCGCGCCGTCCAAGTGCGGGAATTTCATTTATGTACCTCTTTCGCATGCAAAATCGGGGATACCGGTTTTTTTCCGGTATCCCCGATTCTATCAGACTGTTTTACTTTACTGTTTTACTTTACTGTTTTACTTTAGCGGTCGGCGCTTCAGCCGCGGGCGGTGTCCTGTCCGCGTCCGATGCCTTGGGCACACTTGTCGGCGCACCAGCAGCAGCAGCAGCAGCAGCAGCAGCAGCAGCAGCAGCAGCAGCAGCAGCCGGAGCCTTGACGGTATAACGTCCCGTAGCGGTGTACGTCTCCGTAGTGCCGTTCGGGTTAACGTAGGTGGCTAGCGCCTCAACCCTGATAACGTCGTCATTCGTCAGGCCGTCGCGCTGTACATGCAAGCGTGCTTGATCGTCAATGTACGTATTAACATTCAGCGGAATCGCACCCAAACCGGTACGACCGGCGCTCACCTGATATGTTGCGCTGTTCGGCGCGACCTCAATTGCGGTGCCCGTCGGTGTGACGGTGGCGGTGAGCTTCGGGGACAGCGGCAACACGTCGCCCGGCGCGACATTCGCCGTGCTCGGCGTCAGCGTCAAACCGGTAACGTTCTGCGTGACGACGTTGATACTTGTACCGGCGTCGGTGGTGAAGAGCGCGCACGGGGTGAACGGGGACACACCATAAATACCCCAATGATTGAGATACATGGTGTTGCTAAGTGTCTGCGGATTATAGTACTGCGTAGTGCCATAAAGAGTGTCGCGCACCTGATACCAGTCAGTGGACACGAGCAATGCCACCGCGCCGGGTATGCCGAGCGTCGGCACCTGAACGATGCGGTAGGGCACGTCGGCCTTATCCAGCTGGAACACGGCGGACAGCGCGTCAACATCGAGCGACGCAAGATATTCCGGCTCAACCAACAGCACCATCTGTTGCGGGTTCGCGTACGCCGGAATATCGGTCACGTTAAGCGCATTATATTGTGTTGACGGGAACTGCATGCGCCCGGCGGTCGCGCGCAACGCCTTGAGCAACGTCTTAGCGGTGGTTTCATCGCTCGGCACCGCGTCAAGATGCACCTTATAAAAACCAAGGTCCTGCTCGTAATGGCGAATCAACGCAAGCATGATGTTCATTTCATCATACTGGTCGGAATTGCGGGGCGTTTCCATGATTTGCGCAATAAAGCGATTCAGGCCGAATTCGTCCACGAACGCCTGCCGCAATTCGTCATCTGTCCAAGAAATAGGATACTGGTCCTTGCGGTTCATCTCATAGAACCATACCGCCGTTTCGGGGCGGTGCATCTTCAAAAGGTCTTCCGCGTCGTCCTTGTACCCGTGCGCCTTAATCCACTTTACGGCAATCTCCTGCACGGTCGAACCCCAGTAAAGATTTTCCTTTTTGAAAACCGCCAACGGGTTCTCAAACGGCTCATTCTGCGCCATCACGGTAAGCCCGATGCGGTTGACCATGCTCCATACGCAGTCGTTGAGATACTGCCGGTTCATCGGGTCGAACAAGTAGCGCATGGTGTTCGCCACACCCGTCTGAGTGGCGCTCGGGATGCGCTGCTGATAGTCGTCGGTGCCCTTGAGGCGCACCTTGTCCAAAATCGTCGCGTTATCTACAGCCATAATAAATGTCTCCTTAATCGTCAGAGCGTGTAGTCAAGGTTCTCGAGGTCATTCGCGGCCGCTTCGGCTATCGCTTCCGCCGCGTCGTCCTCACGGACGGTCGCGCCGTTTTCGACCATTTGCGCGACGGAATCGGCGAAATTGTCGTAGAGGCCGGCGATTCGTTCGCTGATTGCGTCCGTGCGGTCGCTGATTGCGGTCACTTTGTCCAGCACGCTGCGCAACATGTCGCGCAAGTCGTCGAATTCGCCCGCACGGTGCGCTTCGTCGGAAGTGAGGCCGTCGCGTTCGGCGGTGTCCCTTTCCTCGGTGGTTTCGTCGTCCATTACCATTTTCCTTTCAAAAAAGAGAGCCGTACCGGTACGTGTACGCCGGTACGACTCAATGTTAGCATGCGTGCGACACGGTTCGCGACGAACGGCGGCTCGCTTACCAAAATCACGGCCATATCATCGCCGGAGTCAACCGCTGGTATCGATGATTATGTTTTATCGTCGTCGTCGCAACGCCTCGCCCTGTATGCCATGCTTATTTTACACCGAACGCGCGCAGCATATCCGATATTGCGTGTTGCGTCTCTATCAGGTCATATCGCAAATACCCAAGTGCATAATACGATATTAGATTTTTGATTATGTTTTTAGCGATACCGGCGGTGAGATAGTTAAGCCGGTTATCCTCCCGCGTAATGGCAAAATAGGGTACATGCGTACCCTTGTCGTATGTCGTGGCGATAAAAACGTATCCACAGCGTAGGTCGATACTTACGCCATATTCGTCGCGCATCCACCGAAAAACATATGACAATTTTGCGTGTGCGTGCGGTTTGTCCAAAAAATCGGTATCGTAATGCCGAAACCGGTTTTCAGCGGTTACGCCGCCGTTGTCTTTCAGCATTCGCCCGGCAACGGTGTTCTTGGTCTTCTGCGCGGCATATTTCTCATCCTTGACATAATCAAACAGACACGTTTTACCGTCCAGCCATTGCAAAGCGTATTCAGGCTCCAAGGGCACGCCGTAATGCTTGAAATACGGGTTATACGCGTCACACGCGTTGCCTAACAAAAATATGCGCGGTTTGCGGAGCTTGTCATCATCGGCGCGTTCACGCGTCACGGTGTCCACAAGGTTCGCCAATTGCTCGTACTCGTTGCGCAGATAATGATGATAAACATCGTCGGGGTCTATGATAATTTCATCCATGCAGATATTACGCACATTGACATATGTACTTTTCTTCTTCTGCTGCTGCAACGACAGCGGAATGAAATAACCGCACGTCTTCCATGCTTTAGTTCCGACGCGGCGCGCTTCGGCAACCTTGTTATGCACTCGGAACTCCCACTCGGGGAAGATATTATCCTCTGTTATCCGGTCGAAATATTTCGCCGCCACGTCGTTATTTTCTTCTCGATACCGAGTGACCTCAACAAAACAGATATTATTTTTAATATAATCCTCCAACATGTACCGGCGCACGCCGTACGTTTTACCAAGGCCACGCGCCCCGATTATCAGATTAACATCAGCGTTGCGCGGCAATATCTGCGTTCTGAGCCGGTCATAATAGTAATTCGCCATCTATCCCCACAACCTTTGGTGCTCCATTCGTTACTATGAGTTCGCGTGGTGTCGTCTCCACACGTCTATTATATGTGTTTTGCAGATACGTAATGTTTTCTCCGTTCGCCTGTTTATCGGACTCGCCCAACCAACGCCCCGACGGATACAGCGCGATCGCTTCGGGCACGTCCACATGCGTCGTCTCGCCGCGATAGTCGGTGACGTTGCCGACGTATCTGTCCCACACGTGCGGCCGGTTGCGCTGCAATGTGTGGCATATGGAATAATCCACAAGCACGTCATATCCTAACGACATCGTAACGGCTTCCGCAAAACCGTGGCCGGCCGCCATAAGGTCATGCAAAAACTCCTCGATTGTGTAAGCGCCGTCAGGCCGCGGCAACCCCGCGCACGTCACATGCGCGCGACCACGCACATCGAGACTCACACGCGCCTTATTCCACAGCTCCATGTGTTGCGTGTATCGTGTGTTTCCGCCGCAATCCTCCACCTCGAACTTGCCGATATGCTCCAGCGTGCTCGCCATATCCGACGCGGTGACGCGCACGCGCCGCATAGTCCAGTTAATAGCGGTTTCTATCGCGGTGTGCAACGGTTCGAGCGCGTCCAATAGTTCCGCGTCGGTTACGTCATCGGCGCAGCTGATTTTCAAACTGTCAGTATCGCCGCCCGTCACAGTCGCCCTATCGCCCAGCCGCGCATAAACGAGCATCATTGCAATAATAAGGTGCATACGACTACCGGCGACTATCCGCATGCCGTACGTATAGAGCACGCGCGGTGTCTTCGGACGTTTTTTCGCGAAATTGTCGGGAGTGCATACCGTCGTTCTATCCACTTCCAGCTCGCCGTCTTCCGTCACACGATAGTCCGCCTTCATCACGTCTTGCGCCTGTGTCCCATAAATACCATTAAACTGCCCTTTCACCGTTGACCCGTAATAGGATTGCAAGAATTTCATGCTCAACGTGCCCTCTTTTGCGTCGCGTGCGATTCCCTCGGGGATTGAATCGGGTATTTCGCCCGTGTATGGTGCTCCCTCGGTGTATCCCTTGATGAGGTTTTTAACGTCGGTTTTCCGCGCGAACAACATATTCGATTGCAAAGTGACGTAATCCGGCGGGACTATGGTTTTAGTGGTGCTTTCGCCGTACAGCACTTGCATTTCGTCATAGTCGTACACCTGTCCGATATTCCACAATTCAATCTCGTTCACATGCAACACGCATTCATCCGCCCGGTACAGTTTGCCGAACGCATATGTCGGGTTTATTGCGCTGTCCACATAGCCGTGCGCGCGAATGCTGTTATCCTGTGTCTTCGCACGCTCGTTATCGCCGTAATCAGCACCCGCGCGCAGCGTGCGCACGAACTTGGAACGCGGGCAAATCGCCACGCCCCACGCATCGAAACACGTACCCTTGCGCAATCTCAGGCTAACAAACCGCACGGCGACATGCACACCCGTCCTAAACGGGTCATCGTAACGCGCCAGCACATCATCAAGCGGCGTGGCAATGATGCTCTCGCATGCGATTTGCAGCAAATCAGGCGGCGTCGGCGCGAATTTCGCGGGCAAACGACGACCATTGATGAACGCGTGATGCATTGAGGTCACGTCAAGCGACGCGACGTTATCCACCACCACACTCGCCGTCCGCGCGGCGGTAAAGGTAAGCCCACCACGAAAACACGCCTTACGCAAAGCGTACGAAGCATAGTCCCTCGGAAACTCCTGATTGCACGTCATCTCGAAAGCGCGTTGCAACGTCAGTTTCTTACCACCTTGCAACGTGACGCGACGCCCACCAATCTCACGACGCGCCATCTGACGCACTAGCGACGTCTTGGTGAGCACGCGGCACCCGAGCATATCGGACGTCAGCCACGAATTAGCGTGTAGCAGCCATTGCAGATATTGCGGTATCACCTGCACATCACGCCGCGCATAAAACAGTTCTTCATCGGTCAGGGGCGTTTCCGGAACACGGATGAGCGTGTAATCCCAGTCGCCCACGGCCTTCGGGAGACCGCACGTCTCGCCCATCGCACGCAAACCGCCCATTTCCAAGTAATAGGTGTCCCAAAACCGACACACAACGTCGTCACCTACGCATAAATCAAGCGTGTACACGCTCGTTGCCGTCTGCGCGTTGACGTGCAGCGTGTACGTTTGCGCCAGCTCCAACATGAGCGTTTGCAAATCAAACATGAGATTATAGGCCGCAATCACCGGAACAAACCCGTGCGCACTCCCATAGTCGATAAGGTCACCGATGTATGTCAACGCTTCGGACGTGTGCCGGTAAAACCGCACATCGTCCGCATCGGGGTTATATGCTTCCAACGGCGTATTACGCATATCGTTGAAAATGTACAATATCGGATATGCGCGCGTTTCGGCACCCTCGCCGATGTTCGTTGTCTCGGTGTCGAATATCGCGGCAACCCGGAAGTCTTTACGCTCTCTCATCGCACCACGTCAGGCGTCACCGCGATAAGCCATATCGGACTACCGCCCTCAACATCCGTGTAATCCTCCAATTCACCGAGATGCATCTTCATGTTCCGCATATACTCCAGCGCCTTCTCATTCCGCTGCATAATTGTCTCGAACAGCTCGCTCAACGACGTTGCCCCATATGCCTTCATGACAGCCTCTAAACGCTTGTCGGGCGGTACGTCCGGGCGTTGCCAAATGTTTTGCGTGTATCGCCAGAAAATTTTAACCTTCTCAGGGCCGAACTCGCCCAAGGCCGACGGCCCACCCTTGGACGCTATACGCATTTCCTGTCTGAAGATGTTGAAGGCGCGTCGCTGTTCGCCGCGTCTGCCGCCGCCGCCTTTCACGGTCGCGGCCTGTTTGGTCAACGTGTCGGCAATCTCAGTAGCGCGCGCGTACGCGTCAATGCGCATCTGCTTGTTACGGATACGACCGACATACGTTTTTTGCAGTTCCGTCTCAAGCCGCTGCACATACACCGTGCGCGCGCGGCGTTCGCTCTCCGGCATCCCCTCGGTGATGCTCTTGCGTATCGTGTTTATCGCCCGGCGAACCCTCTTGCGCTTCGCCGTCAACACGTCCGCCGCTTTCCTCGCCCTCGCCATATAAACGCCTCCTACGATAAAACGGCCCGCGCAATACACGCGGGCCGCACACTTTCACCGATACCGGTTAGAGTATCTGCAACGACTTGATGGACTTACCGCCTCCCAGCGCGGTGGACTTGACCACCACGGGAATCCCGCCGTTTTCGGCGTTCATGTCGGGGAACATGTCCACAATATCCAAGATACTGCGGTTGATACCCTCGGACTGGGAGAAATAGGTGTTGCCGTCAGCCGTGAACAGATACACGTTCGTGCAAGGCTGCCCCGTCTGCGGTCGGACGGCGGGCGCGGTGTACACGCCGACCACATCCAACCGCTTACCCTCACCATAGCCGTTCAGGCTCTGCGCGCTGTTGCGCGCGTTGACAATTGCACGCTTACCCTCAAACGTACGATTATCCACGGTGCAGATGTAACGACGGTTATCCGCGCGCACGGTTTCGGTGTTCTCGGTGTTCTCGATGTTCTCGATGTTCTCGGTGTTGTTGGTCATTGTTTTTTTCCTTTTCATATCACTCGTTAACGTTTTCGTTTTCGGGTTCGGTTTCGTCGGCGGTATCGGTAAGCACGGCGTTAGCGAAGAACTGTTCTGCGTCCATCGTATACGTGTACTTGCGTACCTTGACATCGTCAATAAGCACGTTGTACAAACCGAGTTTCATGAGCGCCTTAACGGCCTGCTCCACGGTTCGAACGTTGCTGTTCACGGTGGCGGTTTGCAATGCGCCGTCGCGGTTGTAGTAGCTAATTTCGCTGACCGGTAGAGTTTTCTTGATTTTTCTCATTATGTTTCCTTTTTTCGTGTTGTTTTTTGTCAGCTCTTTTTACTGACATAAAATAGTTTATAGCACAGAAAAACGGCGTGCGCACTTGCGACACGCCGTCTTAGCAGCAATTTTTTAATATCTAAGAATCTGACCGGGATAAATCAGACTCGGGTTAGATAAACCATTAAGCGACGCGACACGCGCCCAATCACCGCCGAAAATCGACCACAAGGACTCGCCCGCCGCAACGGTGTACGCCCGCACAACAGATGGCTGCCCACTAGTCGCACCACGATAGCAAACCGTCTCACCCGGATAAATCACACCCGGATTACCCGACCTATACCCAGCCCACGCAGACCACGGATGCAAACCGGTACGCGCAGCGATACCGCTAAGCGTATCGCCCGAAAACACTACCACACACCGCGACACGCCTTCACCGGATTGAGCCGGCGCAGATGCGGACGGTGCCGCGCTCCCGGCATGTCCACCACTCTTGCGGTCGCCCGTCGCGTATGCGTCCCATTGCCACCGTTCGCCACGGAAATAGTTCAAATCAAGACGCCCCGCATAACCGTACACGTACCCGTTCGACGTATATTGCCGCATCGCTTCGCCATACAGTCCATAGTTCCACGGTCGCGTTTGCCACCCGGTGGCGATATTGGTCGCATACTGTGCAACCCACACACCGCAATGTTCGCGCGCGTAACCGCTAAGTTGCCCCAGCGCGCTGGTCTGCAAATATATGACCGGCCACACATGCGTGCGCTCATAGACACGTCGCACCCACGAATCAATCCACGCACCATTACCAAACTGAGGATTATCCTGAGCCTCCCAATCCAACGCAAGCACCGCACGGCCAACATACCCCTTGACGTTGTCCACGAAAAAATCGGCTTCGCGTCGCGCGTCATTACCCATAGCATAATGATATACGCCCACACTTTTACCAGTATCCATAGCGCGACCAAGTTGATAGTTCGCGGCCTGATTGACACCATTCGTCAAACACATATTAGTCAGACCACCGACACCCCACGTCGCACCCGCCACAACAAAATCAGCGTCAAGCGCGCCGGTATCGATATTACATTGCCAATTGCTCACATCCACACCGCGCATATCCGCACTCGCCACCGGTGCAAACACCAACAGACACACGACACACAAATTGATAACGTCAAGGGGAGCGATTATGTTACGCAACACTCGTATCATCGTCGTTATCCTTTCGCAGCAATCCTATAAGCTCCTCAGTAAGTACATTGTTCCGCGTCATCAAGTCGTTAAAATCGCTGAACGTCGTAGCGATAAACCACGCCATCCCGCAACACGCAACAATCGGAAACCCCACACTCCCGATAACGGTCACAATCTGACTAATATCCATCAACACACCTCACAAACAAAAAAGGTCACGACACATCAAATGACATGTCATGACCTAATATATCACCCGTGGCCTATCCGAGAATCGAACCCGGCACCCACAATTTATAAGATTGCCGCTCTAACCACTGAGCTAATAGGCCAAACAACACTATATCACATCAAACATCACCCCCTCGCACACCCGCACGCATCCTAGACACCTCACCCGCATAATGCGACATCACAAAATCAAACAAACCCTCAAAAACCGGCTTATCATCCTTACGCGACGTGACCACAGATGCGCTATTACGCCGAACACTCTTACACAATGACCCGGCAATGAAACCGGTGTAATTAATCTTGCTCACAACGTACTCCTACGACTATAACCAAGGAACACCAACGGCCCACCATGTTCCGGCAACACCACCGAATCAAGAGGACACGTGTAGAACTCGCCGGCACTAAGGAAACAGAGCACAAACTCACACGGGATAGCACCCTTCGCAAGCCGGTGAAGCAGACAGTTATAATTCAGAAAACTGTATCCAAACATTTTACTTTTTTCCTTTCGCTCGAAACCGACAACTCAATAATACCGCACACCCCAAACAAGCCGAAATTTCCACGCACCGAACCACGTACCACACAACACGCCACACGTCAACACAGCCCGGCGTGTCGTCTCTTAATGGGAACCGTTCTCAATATGGAGGGTCTATCCAC